GCATCATACTTGGCCGTGCTGGACTTGGCTCCGTTCTGCCGGAGTTTCAGAACCTCGCGGATAACAGGGTGCATCCGGTCAAAGGACAGCAACCGTCCAACGGTCTGCTTGTCAACGGACTTGGCGTGAATGCCATGCGCGTTGAGCCACGCTGTCAGTTCCATAGCGTTTGTCGCGGCTTTGACTTGCCCCTTAGTCAGGCGTTGTATCTCCGCATCAATTTCTACGCGGGCATTCTCAGCCAGTGCCTTGACGCGGTTCACAAGGTCAACGTCAAGCGCCACGCCTCGGTCGTTGATGCGCTGATCAAGTTGATAAAGACGACGCTCACTATCAGGCATTTCGTTCAGTGTCTCGGCGACGGACAGTTCCGTTCGAACATCTTGGCGACAGTACTGGATAAGCTGTTCGACCTTATCCTTCGTGTCCCACCATGTGTAGCTGCCGTCGGCGTTCACCTTACGCGGCCGTGCCATCCGGAGCATAAGGGCCGCGCCAGTCTTGTCCTTCTGTTCTTCAACGCCAAGGACCGCAGCCGCTTGGCCTAGTGAACGAGGCAGACCCATCGCGCTGGCCTGCGCCATCGTGCAGCGCCATTGCTTAATGTTGGTGCGGGGCCATTGATAACGGCCGACCATGATCTCGTTCCAGATCGTGCGTTCGAACTGACTATTCCACGCCGAGAGCAATCCGCCCGCCATAATCCAATCTTCAAGATAGGTATCTCGTTCATCGCCCGGCTGCCATACCAGCACGTCGTCAGACCACGGAGCCTTGTATGCCATGCACCAGATGTCGGTTGATGGGTCAGCGGCGTACTTATAGACGCCTGTCTTGCGGAGATCGACGGCGCTGCGCGTCTCGAAGTCGATGCTAACTACCATGCTCTTCCCTCTTTTTTGTCGGTATCACGTTTGCTTTCCCTATAGCTGGCACAAGTCGCATAGTGTCGTCAACAAAAAAAAGTTCTTGCATTGGATATTCAACCTGTGCCACCCAAGAAGGGCAACAAGCATGTAAGGGAGATCATGGACAATAGTTTTACCCCGTGGCGGTCGGAAGAGGACGCTACTCTCATAGAACTTTACGAGAATAAGCTGACGCACGCGCAGATTGCGCAGGCGCTCGGCCGTTCAATCGACGCGATTGATGGTCGGCGTAGAAAGCTAGGGCTAAAGCGTGGCGTCGTCATACGCAGGATGCCACCGCCGGATGACTTAATAGAACTGGCGAAGACCATGAACCAGACGCAACTCGTTAAGCACTACGGTCGTGCTAGGTCGGTGGTTTCCCGTTGGATGGAGGAGCTCGAACTTACGGAGATCGTTGTCGATCCACGCGGAACGGTGAAGGCCATCCCGCATAACTTCTGCAAGATGGCCCCGACCATGACCCGTGCCGAACTGATGCGGTTATACAACACCGACCGCTTAACCGTTATGGGTTGGCTTAAAGAAACAGGGCTGTCATCGATGTCGAGGGTGGACTGGCTCGCACAAAACGCTAAGCCTACTCCGCTCAAGATTGAGGGGGACAGCGAAGTTGCACGGCGTGAGTTTAGCGGCCGGGCAAAATTAGTCGCCGCTGAGGCTGCGCGTTTTCTGCGCCGCTACCATGCGTCAGTCCATCGTGCGGATATAAAAATGTATGAGCATTCGCCGCACACATGGGGTGATGTTAAGAATGTGCCGCATCGTGGCATCAATCAATATTACGTCGCAGGGAAAGGCGTGATGTGGCTCGATGACCTCATCGCCTACGCTGAGACAAAAGGTTTTATAATGAAGGAGTTAACTTAATGACACGTCCAACAAAAACTAATGAAGAGAAACCGCCTGTCGTGAACGAGAAAGACGCAATCATTGCGTGGCTTCGCACTGGCAAGATGAATATGTTTGAGCGCAGCACACGTTGGCTGGCGGATCGGATTGAAGCAGGGGAGCATTTGAAATGAAACAGGTATTAGCAGCACAACTGGCCGAGTGGATTGCCGACAACACACATGGCTACGCCAAACGGGGCGGTATCAAAATTTATATCGAAGGCACGATTGATGCCTACGACCTTCTGCTATATGCACAGTCGCTTCTGGCTGACAGAACCACGGCGCAAATCCATGCAGACAACACTATCGTTTACACCGGCCGTTCTTACTTGGATCGCGCCGACATCGTTCCGCTCAACATTGCGGTTGAAGGTGCTGACGCCGAAGGGGATTAGTAATGGACAAGATAAGATGGAAAGACGAAGAACAAAAAGTGGACTTCGTTCCAGTATTCATCATCGGTTTTGAAGAAGAGTTTGATCGCGGCGTAATAATATCGACCTCCGTGTATAAACTGATAGCCGAAGCCGGGCATGATGCCGAACTCTATATAATAGACGCAGCGGTAGACATGCTGATGCAGAAGCGGGACCAAATTGAAAAGAGGGATTTGAACTAATGAAATTTAAGACACTGTATGAGGTCGGGTTCACCGACCTTGTGTCCGTTATCCCACCGAACGCCGAGTTGTCGGCCATGTCTAAAATCCAAGCGGATCAGGCAGGCAAAGCACCCGGTCGGCAGAATGCGCAGGGCACATGGGGCGGCTACGGCTGGCAGGACTATGTGCCGACGCCGAATGATGTTGAACGGTGGGACCGCAGCCACGCTAATATCGGCTTGAAGGCAAGCAAATATCCTGCGGTTGACATTGATGTTGTCAACGAGGGGCTGGCTAGGGTCATTGGGGATATGGCGGTGAAGGCATTGGGCAAAGCCCCTATGCGCATCGGTCGTTTCCCCAAGCGATTGTTCATGTATCGCACCGACGAAAAGATCGGCCGGATGCAGGTGCGGTTCCGTGATGACCGGGGCGTCGAGCAGCTTGTAGAATTTCTGGGTGACGGGCAGCAGTATGTCATCGCAGGTATCCACCCTATCACTAAGGAGCCATACAGTCTTGATGTGGACCTGACGCAACGTGGCCCTGCCGGGTTGAAGAAGGTCACGCGGGAAAAGATTGAGCAGTTCTTTGCGGACCTGACGGAGACGTTGGAGATGATGGGCTGCGAGATTATCCACGCAGACAAGACGGCGCAGAAGGCAGTCGAGCGGCAGTCGGTCAATCAGGCATCGCTCATCGCGCCAAGCATTACGCATGTCGCCGCTGCCGTGGCTTCTGTCCCGAACAAGACTGAGCATTTCCCTGACCGTGATGACTATATCCGCATGGGCTATGCCATCAAGGCGGCGTGCGGCCCTGACAATGAGATGGATGCGTTCGAGATTTTCGCAGGCTGGGCCGAGCGTTGGGAAGACGGGGTTAACTCGCTCGATACTATCGAAGCGGACTTCGGCCGTATGCACCCGCCCTATGAGTTGGGTTGGGACTGGCTGGCGGGTAAGGCCGCAGCCTTTGGTTACAAGCGCGAGGTCGATGAGTTCGATGTGGCTGATTTCAGCGACGAAGACTTCGGCATGGTAGCTTCCGCAGGCGAGACGCCGATTGAGTATAGCGACATTGCTTTGGCGCAGCGCGTTGCTCGGCTACACGTTTCGGATATCCGATACGTTGTGGGCGGCATGGGCTGGGTCGCATGGGATGGCAACAAGTGGGCGTTGGATGTGGCGAAGAAGCATCTGACCATCGTCCGCAAGGTCTGCGCAAACGCATCCTATGAGGCGTTGCAGAACGTTGACAGCGTGCCGAAGGGTGAGCGGATCGCGCAGCGTGTGGCGTCATATAATGTGATCGCAAACGTGGCGAAGCTGGCTGCGGTTGAACCTGCCATGCAGGCGACCACCGAACAGCTAGACGCGGACATCTATATCCTCAACACTCGGTCGGGGATGGTGGACCTGAAGACAGGGGAGTTGCTTCCCCATGACCGTTCTCGCATGTGTACAAAATGCACATCGGTCGAGGCGGACTTCAGCAAACCAGCCCCGCAATGGCAAGCGTTTCTCAATGAGGCGTGCAATGGTGACAGTGAGTTGATCACTTACCTTCAACGGTTGGCTGGGTATTCGGCGACGGGTAGCACCAAAGAGCATGTGCTTGCCTTCGCCCACGGGTCCGGCGGCAATGGCAAAGGAACCTTCCTTGGTGCGATAGGAAACATCCTTGGCGATTATGCCACCGTGGCCAGTGCGGACGTATTCTTGGCGTCGAACAATCAGCGTCACCCTACAGAGTTGGCGTCGTTGATGGGTGCGCGGCTCGTTCACGCGCAGGAAATCGACCCGTCGCGCAAGTGGGACGAAGCCAAAGTGAAGTCGCTTACTGGCGGGGACAAGATCAGTGCGCGCTTCATGCGGCAGGATAACTTTGAGTTCACGCCGCAGTTCACGCTTGTAATCGCAGGCAATACGAAGCCAGAGATTACTAACGTGGATGATGCTATGCGTCGGCGTATGCACCTGATCCCGTTCGAGACTAAGCCTATCGTCAAGGACATGGACCTGCCCGATAAGCTGAAGGAAGAATATCCTGCAATTCTGGCGTGGATTATCGAAGGCGCTAAGGCTTGGCTGTCTGAAGGGTTGAACCCACCAAAGGTCGTTATCCAAGCTACCGATGAGTATCTCGCAGGAGAGGATGCATTGGCCCGCTGGATTACGGAGCGTTGCGTAGCCGCGCCGGACAATGAGATGGGAACAACCGAGGCGTTCAATGACTTCCGCGATTGGTGCAAGGATAACAATGAAGCCAAGGGGAAGGACTGGTCACAGCGTAAGTTCACCGCAGAGATGAAGACGCATGGCTATGACCACGCAAAAGACCGGGCGACACGAACGAAGCGTGTGTTCCGTGGCCTTGAACTTCTCATTGGCGATGAGGACTATATGGTTATCAACGCCATGATAGATGAGGGGTCGGAGGATTTCTTCGGCCTTGAGATTAACTTCAAAGCAGATGGGGATGATGTGTAATGTATGGGAATGATTTTATGCGGTATAAGGCGGAGCTTACGCAGGATGTGAGGGATGCGCTTAATCAGACGTGTAACGAGCGCGTTCGGGTTGATGACGAGGCGGTCGATGTGGTCAATAGCCCTCCGCACTATAAGACCGGAGGCATCGAGGCTATCGAAGGGATCGAAGCGTCGATGGGTCCGGAGGCATACGCCGGATATTTAAAAGGTTCGGTCACAAAATATTTGTGGCGCTATGAGAAGAAAGGGAAGCCGTTAGAGGACTTGAAAAAGGCCCGATGGTTTCTGGATAGGCTCATAGCTGCGCAGGAAAAGATGAGCAGCCAAGATTAAAATGCACACCTAAATGTTGGCGCAGTGAAATTGAGGGGGCATAGCGCCCCCTCTTTTTTTATTCACTTACGATTTGGTTCTGTTCCAGAAAGGCAGTATGGGCAGCGGCAGCGTCCCGTAGGTCATCGAAGAACCCAACACGAACACGTTGCCCGGCGCGTTGAACCTTCACTTCCCATTTCTTTTTGGTCTTATCATATGACACTCCGCGAATGCCGCTGGAGTTATGAGTGTAAAGGGATTTGTAATCCCGTTTCTTGGTAAGCATGGTAGTTCTTTCTGGCGATAGGTGTACGGAAGTGTACACCATTTCGCTTTACCAAGTGTCCACCACTTTTTCAAGTGTCCACGGTTCTTGTTGGCCGTATTTAATGTTTCGGGACGGATACGAGAAAGTTCGGGACGGGTTCGGGACGGGTTCGGGACGGATAAATATGAGGACTTCTGCGGCTCGGGACGGAAGGGACGGATAATTCTGAGTTGATCCGCTCTTATGACAGTAACAGTGTTACCCATGGTCAATTTACAATGTTACTTACTTATGACAACGGATACGCCAACAAACCCGTCCCGAGCGTCCCGAGCCGCCTAAGAGCTGGGTTTTTGCCGTCCCCGATTTGTCCCGAAGGCGTCCCGAACTTTTCAAACCCGTCCCGAATGGCAGTTTTCCGTTAATCGTCGTCAAACACACCCGGCAAGTCGTCTGCATCGAGGTTATGTGAGCCGACTTGCTTTGGGGGTGTGATGTCTATGGTGGCTTCTTGCTCGATTTGCTCATGAGGATTTGATGACGCCAAGTTTAGCTGCCTCAGTGCATCAAGGTGGAGTTGGTTCACGTTGACTTGGACCGCTGTGGTCGGCTTGGCTTGGAACTTCTCAGGAGCAGCAACACCAGCCAGCCATTTGCGTGTCTCGATCTTGAGCCTGTCAGCATTGGCCGATGTGTTGTCCGAGGCGTCGGCAATGTCGAGGCACTCGTCCGCCCATTGGTCCGCCGCGATTGTCCGGGCCTGCCGGAACCGCTCCTCTCTATCTGGGTCTTTGCGTATCCAATGATAGAGGGATAGGTTGCTGATGTTGAGTTCACGAGCAAGGCCAGCCATTGTCAGGCCGGATGCAATCTTCTCCAGCAAAACAGTCTCGCCAACCTTATCCAAGTTCGATGCAATCGTGCGTCGTTTAATATGTCCGGCCATCATCTAATTCCTTTTCATGCTGTGTAACAAGCCGTGTTAAATATACCGCCAAGACTAGCGCCGTGGCAAATGCGGTGCAGGCGAAGGCGATTTGCCAGCCGCTGCCCAACAGATAAAAGGGCAGCGCCACAATCCCCGCCACAAACGCTCCGGGGGCAAGCATAAGCGCGAATACATAGGGCATTCCCACCAGCCACCAGACAATAGACCGCCATGTCATAGCTTATATGCCTCTATAAGCCCGTATAAAGCCCATAGAGAGGCATATAGGGAAATTGCTAGGTAACTATCCCGATTGTAGCTATGCACGTCCTACGCCCCTTAAAAACGTTTCTAGGAGCATAGAGACTGGAGCAGGGACAGAACGACCGCCTTGCTCATAGTATCTGATAGCCCGTTCGGACAGCCCGATCCGATATGCAAGCTGGCCTTGCGTCATCTTTAGCTTCTCTCGTGTTGCTTTAAATTCTTCACTTGTCATTTGCGTTACCTTATTTTCCATGATATTTATTTACTCCCCGCCAGTGATGCGTCACTGGTCCCCGTCACCTTCGGGTGGCGGGACATTCTTCCAGCGTCCTTTGACATTTTGCTGGATTTTTACTGGCCCATCCTGTCCATAGACGGCAGCGTAATGTGCAATCTCTACATCTGCCTTAGAGCCTTCAGCCCATGCCACTGGCTGTCCGTCTTGGATTAGGCGGTAGCTTTCGGTCTGTGTGGGTTGGCGTAGGGCTGCTTTCCAGCCAGCTACAAAAGCCAGC